CTCCCCAGGGCAAACACCCTGTGGGAGATATTTCTCGCTCTTGGCGGTTTACGCCTCGAGTGTTCCTTGCAAGACACGACTTTTGGTTGGAATACCAGAAGGCACGCCGGGTTCATCACCCTTTCGCGTGGATGTCTTGGTTCAGAACCGAGTTTCGATCGTCATCATTGACCATCGGGCCGCATCGGCTGATTGCCTTTGCGATTAGGTTCGAGCTAGTGCCCTAACCAGGTTACTACCGGGAATGGATAGAGGGTGGTTCCCTCTTCTCCGCCCATTGCGGGCAACCTCACGGTGCTCATACTACTTGGGCATCAAAACCCAGGAGAATAGTATGAGATTTGTTCTTATCAACACCGATGAGGGAGTCGAGATCGAACTGAGCAGCATTGAAGTCATCCTTAGGGGTGACGACTATGTAGAGCTTCAGAAGGTCTCGCTGTCAGCGCTTTTGAGCGTTGATGAGCAGCTACCTATGCTGTCGTTGGACTTCAAAAACCGTTTCTTTGCTGCTGTGAAGCACCAGGAAAAGGCCAAGAGGCTCGCACTTGCCGCGCGTTTAAATACGCCGGCACCCGAGAAATCGGGCGAATGACGACGGGTAGCTGGAATCGAGATAGTTATGTCGATTTCTGGGCAGGAGGCTGGACCGGCATAAAGAGTCAACGCTCTTGGAGTGGCGCTGATCGTACTGTACAACGGTATGAAAGGCCCCCTCTGAGAACCGTTATCCGTAACGGTAAGACTCACTCCTTCCGTGAAAGACGGGTGGGGATCTCGAAACCGCCCAAAAGGGCGTATGACGTAGACCATGAGTATACGATGGACGAAACTCGTCTCACCGATGAGCTAGCACGTTTTATACTCAGTGATGGCACGCCGTTAGACCGGCCTGTCATGTGGTTAACAGCCACGCCTACGTGGGCCGCAGCTAGTCTGCTTACGGCCAACGATCAGCTCAAGCTGGTCGGGAAGCTTCGAGAAAAGCTTCAGGGATCCGACTTTAACATGTCGGTCTTCTTAGGTGAGGGTCACCAGACTCTCAAGATGATTGGGGACACGGCCATTAAATTGGCTAAGGCTCTTCATCACCTAAGGCGGGGCGATCTTGCCGGGACGGCACGATCTTTATTGGAAGGGACTTCTCGGAAGCCTATCAAGCCCTATAAGCAGATGAGGCCGTTCAGGCCCACTGCCGAGAGAGCAAGTTCGCACTGGCTTGAACTCCAGTACGGCTGGCTTCCACTCCTCAAGGACGTGGAAGCGGGCGCCCAAGCTGTGGCGCATAAGCTCTCTGTCCCCGCCCAACAGACATATCGGATGTCTGTTCGTAGGGAGGACGTGCAAACGAGAACTGTGACGGGTTATAAGTCACCTATCACTACTAAAAGTAGTCGGGTTCACCGACGATCTTTGAAAGTGATTGTCTCGGAGCATCCCTCCGCTCTCGCACAGCTGGGTCTTCTCAACCCTGAGCTTGTGGCATGGGAGTTACTACCGTTCTCGTTCGTAGCAGATTGGTTCCTACCAATTGGCAGCTACTTAGAGGCGCGGGCAGTAGTCAGTTCTATCGTGGCAACCTATGTCACCTCCGACTTGCAGACCGGAACTGCGTTCCATCCGGAACCCTCCGCGGGCATGACTAGTCGAGTTAGAGCTGAATACAACTCGGTCCACTTCGCGCGGACCATTTCCTCGGCGCCGAAATTGCCACTCCCGGCATTTAAATCGCTAAAGGAAGCTGCATCGTGGCAACACTGTGCAAATGCGATCGCACTTCTAACCCAAGCGGCAATCAAGCCGTCTGGAATTAGATTTTGACCTCGGTCAGTGTCCCGTCTTCAGAGTATTTTCTCTGTTGCTAGGCCTCGCGAAAGCTAGTGGTCGCCGTGAGGCGACGTCCATCTCCAATCTTATAAACCGCATTTCGCGGAGTAAGGTTTACGTACGTATTCGTACAGAAAGAATTGACTGAGCAATGACTGCCCAAGCCAATATCGCCGTCTACGACGGCGCTGCTACCCCGGTGCTCCACACTCTTGTGGGCGAATCCATCGAGCGTCAGCCTGATGGGTCGTTGAAAGCGACGTGGAAGGAATCCCTCACGGGTGTTCCAGACTACGCGCAGGTTCGAGCCACCCTGACGAAGCGTAAGCTTCCGAGCGGTGTTTTCCGGGTCACTACCCGTACTGAAGTTCCCGTGATGGAGAGCGTCAGTGGACAGAATTCATCGGGCTACACGGCCGCCCCAAAGGTGGCTTACGTGGACACGATGGAAACCGTTGGGTACTTCCATGAGCGTGGGACTATCACGTCGCGCCGTCTTGCACGGCAGATTAACGTGAATCTCATGGGGAACATCTCGACCTCGGTGGCAGCTGCCACTTCTGGTCCGGTATCGGAGCTGTTTGATCAGCTTCTGATGCCTACTTGACGCGACGCCAAAAGCGTTACGAGCAAGTGATGTCTCAGCGTGCGGCTATAATTGCCGTCGTTCTCCTCGCGATCAGCCTTTCTTGGCCTGCATCGCGTCTAACTTCATGCTCTGATGGAGATTATATATGCGTAAACTTTCGCATTGGTTAGAGGAATTAACTCCCGGTGAGTCTTTAGACGTCTTCAGGGAATTAGCCTACTCGCACGCCCGTGAGGGCGGTGAACTAGGTCGCCAGATTATGCGCCTCATAGAGCGCGGCGACTATCGTTCTTTAGTTGAGTTCGAGTTGAACTATTCGGATCCCAACCTAACTGCTCATGCTGTGAAGCAATGCAGACAGGCCTTGGCGTTCTTCCAGAAGCTGCCCGATCTACGGATTGGTATAGATAAGGAAGCAGTCGCCTTGCGGAAGTTCCTCGAAGCCGAAGAGCTATGCAGACAAACCAACTCGATTCTGAGTATGCACCGGAGAGGGCTTTTAAGCTGGCCTTCTCGCGTTGAGTCCGTATTCCACGCGGCTCAGCGGAAAATCGCGCGCATCCTGGGACCCGTTCCCAGTATCAGTCAGTTGGATCTGCGCTTCGGCCCCGGCGCAACGCGCGGGGTAAAACGAACGGAGGCCTCTATTCGCCGCAAGATTGCGGAGAGGCCCCAGTGTAGCGAAGATTTCCTTCCCATTGCTGCAATGGTTTTGGGGGAAATGCCTCATCTTACCTCTGTCCACGAGTCACCCGACTCATTGCGGATAGAAATGACGACCGTCGGTGACGACGTCTCGAGCGATGATGAGTGGGAGCAGTATCTGGAGGATGAAAATCCTTCAGGCCCTGCTTTCATGCGTCACGATCGGGTCCCGCCTGTGAAGGCCGGAATCGTGGTGGATGAATGGGTTTCAGTTCCGGTCGAGATAGTGCCGGCTAGACTGAACTTCGTCCCTAAGAATGCGAAGACTCATAGGTCCGTGTGTGTCGAAGCAGGGTTGAATGTAACATATCAACTCGCGCTCGGCTCCTTTATGGCCAAACGTCTTGCTGCATTCGGTATCGACATAAGAGACCAGTCGCTTAATCAGCGGCGGGCCCTCGAAGGGTCGTTAACCGGGGCTTTAGCAACCCTGGACCTGTCGTCCGCTTCGGACACCGTCTCGCGAGAGCTGGTGTTTGAGCTACTTCCTCTCGAGTGGGCCGACCTCCTAAAATGGGGCCGGTCAAGCACCGTCGAATTGCCTTCTGGCGAAACGATGACACAAGAGAAATTCGCGTCTATGGGAAATGGATACACGTTCCCATTGGAGACCCTGATTTTCTGGGGTCTTGCAGCTGCTTGCTGCGACTGTGACAGCGATGCCACAGTATACGGCGATGACATTGTCCTACCAAGCGAAAAGTTCGAGCTCCTCTCAGAGGTTCTACGATACGCTGGGTTCTTGGTCAATGCCGGGAAGTCATTCCATACGGGCCCCTTCCGGGAATCGTGTGGTAAGGACTACTTTAGGGGTATCGATGTGCGCCCCTTCTACGCGAAGGGATGGGTCAGCGCGCAGCTCCTTTTTGTTCTGCACAACTTTTACGTGCGGGACCGCGACGATCAGAGAGCCAAAGTGGTGGAGGACCTAATCCACCCGGATCTGAAGTTGTGGGGACCTGATGGCTATGGAGACGGACACTTAATTGGGGAACACCCAAAGAGTCGTCCCGATAAGTACCATAGTCGGGGTTTCGGGGGCTATTTCTTCAACACGTTCACTACGAAGCAGCGACGGGATATTACTCCGATCGCAGCCGGTGACTTCGTGCTGCCGCTCTACACTGTCTATCGCCGTTCGGGCGACGACTTCGTAGAGATCACCGATGATCTCAAAAGGATCAAAGATGATTTGTTTCTTCCACAAAAATGGAAGGAACACGCCAAGAGCATCCTCGTGAGAGGTGCGCTCAAAAGCGTGGTGCAGTGCGCTCCACTCCCTCTTCCTGAAAAGGAGGGGACCAAGGCTTTGACTTTGCCTGGGGTGGAAGGTTATAAGAAAATAACGATCTACACACTTGGGAGCTAATCACTCCCGAACGTCTTAATTTTAGACGTGCGAAAGCTGGAGGACCCGAATTGGGCCTTAAATGGAAG